ATATATGGGGGTTAAAAATACAATAAAATCAACATTTTATTTGAAACAAAATATTAACCAAAACCATACAGGGAAATCTTTGTTCCAGCAACAAAATTATATCTAGTACCACTAAAACTTACGGATATCCTTATCCTAGTAATAGGAGATACAGATCTCCAAACTCCTCCTATCAATCCAACTCCATAAGGATTTTCTATTCCTGCAATATATCCCATAGCTGTTTTAAAAAACCCACTCGATCCACTATAATTTGGAATGATAGCAAACAATGATGTTCCATATGATGGAGAAATATATGTATTAGCATTACCAATAACAATACCTCCAGGGGATCTTTCACTAATATATTCTAACGAGTTACTTTTTGCCCATTGAACACTATTATAATTTCCCTGATTCGCATCTCCATTAAAATCTGCCACAACATTAGAAATTCCTATATAAGCAGTTCCGGTAACTCCCATTATCATTAAATGAGAATGATTTTGTGGAATGTTTTTAAAATCAGCTTGACCAGCACCAGAGAATTCATATAGTTTTTGAAACTTGTAATTGGCAGTATTTAAGCTACCGCTTAATGCTGTAACAGACCCACTTAAAATAGAAATTTTACTATTTATTGAAGTAATAGAGCCACTTATATTAGAACTTAAAGACACAAGACATCCGCTTGTCTCTTGTGAAAAAGCATCAATTTTTGTCATATTACTATTGGAAGATCCAGCAACATTGTTAGTCCAACTAATAAAACTTCCACTTTGATCTGTTGTGCTATTGTATAAAATTAAATTTAAAAATGAACTTGTAGTTGTCATTTAATTAATATATCCTTTCCTTTAACCAAATCCATAGAGTGTTATTTTTGTTCCATCTAAAAAGTTATATTTAGAACTTCCACTACTTCCAAAAATTCTAATTCTATTAATAGGAACATTGTTTTTCCACACCCCTCCACTTAAATTAACGGAAGCCCATTCTGATCTAGTAATATTGTCTTGATAAGAACCACTAACAACAGCATTGAATCCCATAGAAGTTTTATAAAATCCACTACTGCCAGAGTAATTTGGAATTATTCCCATTATAGTTCCACCATATTGTGATTTTATACTTCCTGTAACTTTTCCCAACAATATTTGACCAATCGCAGAAGACGAAATAGATTCGAAACTATTAAAAACTCCACCACCCATAGCTGATCCAGAATTATCATATTGAACAGTCGTATATGCACTACCAGATATATCTCCATTAAAATCAATTCCCACATTGGAAAAAGCATATGGATAATTAGAAGATGCTACACCTAAAATTATTAAATTTTCATAATCCTGAGAAATGCTTGAAAAATCGGCTTGACCACTTCCACTGAATGTACCAAGTACCTCAAATCTATTATCAAGCTCGGATATTTGAGATCCAGTATTACCTAAAATTCCATCTATAGAATTTAAAGATCCGCTGGCTAATGTATTTGATCCAGAAAAAGAACTCAATATAGACGATAAAATAATTGGCTGTTGAAAAGCCCAATTATCTATTTTTATCATATTGCTGGAACTTCCCGATCCGTTTATAAAACTTCTTAAGTCATCAAATGCAATATCTCCGTTTGATCTTAAATTGTATGTAAATAAATTTAAATTAGTTGTAGTCATATTAAACTCCACTTTCAATTGTTAAATCAAATGTTACAAAATTTATTCCCTCTGGTTGTTGATTTGATGTTGGATCTGTGCTAGGTAATGTATGATCTACAGCATTTAAGTCTGAAAGAATTTCAAAAGCCAAATCCGAAAACATTAATGGATCATAATATTTTAATATTCCAGTTCTAACAATATGACTTTCTTGATAAATATATAAATTACTACTTCCTAAAACACTGGTTGGATCAGCCATATTATCTTATCCTTTTTGTAATAGTTATAATTCCTTGAGCCGGAACTACCTCAACTCCATTTGAAAAAACAATGGTTGGTTGATGAGTATATTTACCATTTGATAAATCTCTTGTATCAATAGGAGAAAGAACTATCTCGAAACTATTTGTGGTAATTACATTTCCTGTTTTTGTTAATATTGCATAGTCAGTACCAAATGGAGCTAGATTCCACGTACAATCAGCAGAACTTATGTCTAAAGCATTTTCATCTTGATCATAACACACAAACTTTATTGTGTAGCTTGTTCCAGCGATAAAGCTAATCTCACCTAGGCTATTTAAACTTGAAAAAGTAACATAATTCATTTTTTCACCTTTCTAAGTTATCAATGGAACATATTCAAACAACACGCCATCTCCAACTTGAATTTCATCAATCATAGTTGCACCACTAGAAGGAACTTCAGTATAATGAACATCTTTAATTTGGGTAATTCCATTAATATAAATTCTGCTTGAACTTCCAATATAACTTCCACTTATAAAAATATAACTTCCAGATTGNCCAGTTAAATCTTCAATGNTTGTTAAAGAACTTCCTTCGGCTAAACCACTGCCACTAATAAAAATTCCATTTCTAAAAGAAACAATGCCTCCTCCGACAGTAACAATATCTCTACTAATACCAACTCCACCATCCACAGTGTATATCGTAGGTTCTCGTAAAACAACACCATTTTGATTTAAAAGAAAATTAGATGATCCAGTTGTAGAATTTATATTTGTTATATTCAAATTTGGAGTTGCAGTAATTTCACCTTTAATATTTTCCCCAANNATTCCATAAGNAGAAATTCCAGATGGAGTNACAACATTATCTATAATAATAGGTTTGTTCGTACTCCAATCATTATAGGCATCTTTTGTAAAACTAACATCTGAAGCAACTTTTAATGTTTTTTGAATATAATCTGATAAAATAAAACTAGAATCATTNATTCTTTGTTTATTNGAAATNGTTATTGAAAAATCGGTTGGATCTTCATAATTAAAACTGTATTCTAAAAGAGTAGCAGACAACAATAAATTTTCATCTGTTTCTATGGTTATTTGATCCCCTAAAACAAACTGACTAGTCATTGAAGAAAATTCAGCAATTGCAGGAAAATTTATTGTATTAATAGTTATTTGATATCTAGGAACAGCCATCTTACTAAGAACAACAGCAGAAGCATTNTACAACTCTAAACTTTGAGCATTAATTTCTGCATTNCTCATTAAACTTGTAATAATTATNTTTTCATTCTTATATGTGTTTTCATATATAAAATTTGAAAGTTTTAAATATTGTTCTGTTGTAAAATTTGATGTATTAGTAAATGATAATTCAGTGTTAATATTGCTCATAATCAAAGTGGCGGAAGTTATATTATTTTGTATTCCAACAATGAGAAGATTTTGATTGTTTACTAAAATTTTTTGTGCTTCAATCAACGCTTCTATTTCTGTAGTATCTAACCCTTGTTCAGTTCTTACATCATAAGTTTGTTCATAAACAGTTAATTGCATTTGAAGTTCTACTAATGTAGTTTGTTCTGTTACTAAATCGGTTTGATAATCAGTTAGCAAAACAGAATATGCGAAATAATCTGTTTTGTATGATTCAACTTTATTTTCCCATGCTGTCACTGCACTTACTAAATCTGGAGACATCCAATTAGAATTTTTGTAATATGAAAAATCATAAATTACATTTGTTCCTAACGGATTTACATTTCTAATAGTTAAATTTCCACCACCGTAACAATATAATGCAGTTGTTATTTCTTCACTAATTTCATTATAATCCTGATCTTTTATTAAATTATCAAAGGACAAATAAATATCCGTTGCAGTTATATTTCTTTCAACATCTAATATTTTTATCGATCTGTTTAAGAAATCAAAAATAAAAAAACAATTATAGGCAGTTGAAGCATCTGCTGTAAGAAATTGATACAAATTTGTATCCGTAACATTAAACGTTCTGTATAAATCAATTAAGGTTGAATCTATTTGTGAAACACTCCAATTTGGAGCATAAAAAAGAATCAGTCCCACTAATGTATCTGTATCTGTTGGATCATCTGCATTATATAATTTATATGTTCCCATTAATGTATTTACTCTCTTAAAAACAAGTTCAGANTCTCTGCTANATCCNTTNATATGNTTAATGGGAGTTCCNCCATCATCACTTTTTTCAGGATCTACAATTATAAAATATCCTATNCCATCTAACANAACAAGTCTNTTAGANTGAAGNTAATCAAAACCTGGAAGTTCAACNCCNTCAATATATTTNGGAAAATCAAATTCTATTTCACTNTGAGCATTAAATCTNANTGTTGGTTTAACATTATAAGCAGATTCNAAAGAATAAAGTTGTTCCNCATCTGGATTACATAAAACAATTGATGGACGTTCAGACTGATTGTAAATATCAAATGATACCTGCATATTATCCTCCTAAACGTCTAATAAACTGATATATAATGTTTAATTGTGTTATATTGCCTGTAAGTTCAAGATTGTTCAACCCATCTTTCAATCTCATAAAATTTTTATTAAAATTAGAAAGTCTTCTGTATCCTAAATTGGATTCAATAATTCCTAAATCAGAATTTACAGTTATTACTTCATATCGAGATAAACCTATAAATTTAAATTCTCTATCAGAATCACTTGTATTAATAATAGAAATACTGCCACCAGAAGCATTCATTGTAAAAGAAATATTTGGCTTATTATATCCCTCATAATGTGAATTATTATAAAAAACAATGGAACTCCCTGAAGGAGCACTTGTATAATTATATGTTAATGTTCTAGGATATGTTCTAACCCATTGGGAATCACAAATACATGTTCCAGAAAATCCTCTTATTAAATTTCCAGATTTTATGATCTGTGGATNTGTAAAAATTGCTCTAAAATAAATTCCNTCCATNTCTGGNTGAGCTATTGCTAAATCNTTATANTTTAATGCCCCAAACAACCATTTTTGAATATAACTNGCATCTAAAGCAGTTATTTCATCTGGAGAAAAAAAAGTTACAGGAAAAGATAAANTGGAACTATATTTNACNCCATAAAAATATGGAACAGGNTTTCTAAAAATAAAATCTTGAATTATTTCTACAGTTCCACTTCCATTTGAACTTATTGTGCCAGTATCATTAGAACCGATTTGAAGATTATAAGATTCACTTACTTCTCCACCATATACAAAACTTTTTGCATAAAAACCCATA